CGTTTTGCTGACCCTGCAGGCTTGTAGAGGGGGAAAAAGATTCCTTACGCCCCCCCTGCTAGGCAAATTTTGCCCAGTGAGGCTTTTTATCAGGCAATTTTTGCCTAGGTAGGCAAATTTTGCCGATTGGGTGAGGATGGGTCTTAGCATGCCGATTCTAAAACTTTGGTTCGTGGAACTTGCGGAGCCAGATGAACATTTCTGCGGTCTCTCGCCTCACCTCAGCCTCGTCCACATCGAGGTGCCCCAGCTGCACGGCGCGAACGTACCTGGCCCACGCCGCAACACTGGCGCTAAGGTGTGGAAGCATGCTCACCTTTTTGTCGCCATCGTCTTTGGTTTGCTTGGCTGGCGCAAAACCAAGCGCGAGCATGCCCTGCCGGTTCGCCTGCCCCTGTACTAGTTCTGGGTTGGCACTTCTAAACCGCACAAGGCGCTTTGCCGCGTTGCGGTCAATCTGGACCGACGAGAGAAGCGCATCGAACTCGCGCTGCTCAACCCTGCCTTGAAAGAACTGCAGTTCATCGCCTAGTTCCCACGCGAGTCTAAGGCTGTCCTCAATGAACTGCTGTCCCTCGATCTGCGCCGCGCGGAACCGATCCGCTAAGAATCTGATCCGCTTGACCTCGTCGGAGTCTAGTTTGGTTGGTGTCTGGTTTTCCATGTTTGAATGCATCTTTCCCGAAAGTTTTGCCGCGCGCTTTCGCTCTTCATGGCCCGGTTCCGAATCCCGCCGTGACTGTCACGGATTGCCCTGACGTGTTTGCAGAATGCCTGCCGCGTGACTCCCCCGCACCGTGCCCCGAGAGCGTGCATGGTGGCGCCACCTAGGAGATCCGGCCTGAGTACATAAACAGCCGCCAGCGCACGGATTCCTGCCTCGGAGATCCGAGTCCTCGTCCAGCCTCCGGCGATGCACGAAAAGAGTCTCGCGAACGCCCGGCCCAGTGCTCTGTAGTCCCCCGGCAGTCTCGATGTCGGCTCCGCGAACCCGCCGGGAAACTGGGCTGGCATGGCGAGCGCAATGTGCGCCATCGCCTCCAATCCTGCCCCGCAACACGATTGCTGCTCTGCCACGGCACGCAAAAACGCGGACAGCATATCTGCCGCGTCAGAGAGTGAGTCGGCCTCTGGTTCGAGGTCGTCGACTGGGTGGTGCCACACGGCATCCGGTGCTGGCCTTCGTGGTCTCATGTTTTTAGGAGAGGAGAGCGGGCGAGGTGGGAAACATGAAAAACCCACCCCGCCCAGAGACTCTCCTGTCCGAGAGAATCTCCTCCCCGAATCGCGGGGGATTGTCAACCGCGCCCCACCTAAGTGTCCGAAAAGCTCGAGATGTAACCGCGAAACCGCAGTTCACATGTCGCCGGAGACTCCCCGTTGCGCTGCGTTACGGTCACGGTTTTGCATCCGTCTTCCTCGCTCGCCGTGACCTTCCAAATGGCCGTTGCGTCCTGCGCGAGCGCCTGAGATTCGCGGATTCCGCCCTCCTTATTCAGCTGGCAAATCGCGATCACGACTGCGCCAGTCTCCATGGCCAGAAGCCGGAGTGTCCGCGAGATCGCGGCCACCTCCTGCTCCCGAGTGGAGTTTTTCTCCCTCGGGCCTTGGACCAGCTGAATGTAATCGACAACCAGCATGGTGAGGGGTTTTCGAGCGTGTGCGAGTCGCGCGGCGCCGACCACCTGGTCGAGCGTTCGGACGTCGTCCCTAACCTCGATTTCCCACCTCGACATGGTCTTCACCGCCGCCCCGATCCGGTGCGTGTCCTGCTCGGAAAAGTCCCTCGCGAGAAACTTGGCCAACGGCACCTGAGACTGGCGGGAAAGCAGTTTGGTCCCGACCAGTTTTGAACTCATTTCGAGGGACAGGATGAGCACGTTCCCGCCGACCGAGGCCACCTCGGCTGCATACGAGAGCGCCAGAGTCGATTTTCCGCCCTTTGGAGGGGCCGCGATGGCAACCACGTCCCCGGCCTGAACCGGGCTGATTGAGTCGAGACAATTCCATGTTGTCCGGATCATGGTTGGAGGTTTGCCATCAGAAAGCTCCGCAATGGTCTCGCGGAGGATGTCCCGCAGTGCTGATACCTTTTAAGTATTTGCGCCATTTATAGACGCACCCACGGCGCTTAAAACCGCTAATGCTTCTGAGGATGTGGCCTCGGTTGCGACTCTTTGGGCCTTAAGGCACGCGGCGATGACCTGTCGACGGTGCCAAGCCTCGGTCAGCAGGTCGAGGTAGTGCCCAGCCGCTGCCGGGGCTGCGATCAGAGTTGCGATTTGCATCATCCTGACCGGCTCCACCTTCCCCCGGAGGTCGGCACCGATGAGGATTGCGTCCACCGGTTCCCGCTCCCTCCACCGGCGCATGGCAGCTGTCACGATGCTCCGGCAGTCGTCGGACATCCAAGCCTCCGGTGGCAGCGGTTGCCCGGCCAGTAGCGGGCAAACCGATTGCGGATCTGCCAGCATTGCCGACACAAACCCCTCCTCTGCCTCGACAGCCACCGGCGCACGGTCGACGCTCACAGTGCCTCCTCTCGCGCTTTGGCGGCTTTGGCGTGCATGCGTGCCCGGTCCATTTCGGTCGGCCAGTAACGGAGGAGCGCGAGGAGGCTGCGCCGACGGAAGTCCCTGCCGACAGGGTGCGGCGCGGCGTAGTAGCGTCCAAGTGTCAAGATATCCTTGTCAGTTGGTTTCCAGTCTCCCTCGACCAGTTCGGCCTGCATCGCCTCTGCCGCGTCCACCACACCATCCTTCCGGCCAAACCATCCGGCCACCGTCGGCAACCATGCTGGCGCTTTGACGCTCGCATCGTCCGCATTCGCTCGGGGGACCTTATGGGGGGGTTCTGAAAGAGTATTCTCAGAAGTACTATTCTTATTACTTTTCAGAATCCCCCCCCTATAGTCCCCCCCCTGAAACGCCACATCGGCGTCTTTTCCGCTGCCAGACTCGATTTCATGCGACCGCATTGCGTCCGCATTGCGGATGCATTGCGACCGCATTGCGACCGCATCAAAACCCGCATGCGACCGCATCCGGGAGGCTTTCTGGGTTGGCTTCCGGCTCGATTCCCACCGGGTTTGCGCTGCCCGTTTTGCCTGTTCGATCTTGCCTTTGGCCATCTCCACCTCGGATTCGATTTGCTCGCACGCCCAGGCGCCTTCACGGCGCTCAAAAGCGGTGTTCAAGACTGCCCTCACGTCCGGGTTTTGCATCCCGCCTAGATTTGCAAGGTCTTGCTCGGTCAATGGTCCTTCGTTTCTCAGGTATCGGTCCCGGATTTCCAGCAGGATCGCACGCTGAAACGGAGTGAGTCCGCGTGCGAGCCGATCAATTTCGGCGGCGTTTGTTTGGTATTTCATCATGCTCAAAACAGGGTTCCCTGCGCCTTGAGATTCCGAAAATTTGAAACAGCTTGATCAGCGTAACTCTTTTTAAGCTCAGAACCGACGAACTGTCTCGAAAGTCCGAGCGCGGAAAATCCTTCCGATCCGATTCCTGTAAACGGAGAGAAAACCAAGTCTCCGGGGTTGCTCCAAAGTTCAATGGCTCTGTCACAAACATCCAACTGCAAAGGGCAGATGTGCTTTTCGTCTGCGTTGTCTCTGGCAACCTCTCCGTTTAAAACTCGCCCCTGATCGACCGTCATCCACACCGGCGAAGCCACCTCTTGCCACCAAGAAACAGGATATTTTGCAGGATCTTTCGTCACTGGATCGATGCATTCACCTGGCGCGCGGAAGACGAGCAAATAGTCGGCGCAACCAACTCTGCTGTCACTGCTGTCCGCCTTGAGCGTTTTGTAGAGAAGTCCGTGCGCTTTTGTCCGTTGCATCTCCGTGACCGGGCTTTTCCAGATGCAAATCCGGGAATGAAAAAGAAACCCCTCTTTCCAGAAAGCGCGTATGATCTCTCCCGAGAAGTCCTGAAATTGGATCGATCCATGTTTCCACTTTGTTGAGAGCAGATCGACGCAATGGACTGCAACCTCTCTTCCCGGCTTCATTATTCTTCTGATCTCAGAAATCAGGATGGCAAAGTGTTCCATGAACTCACTCATTGAAGAGCAATTCCCCATGTCCTGTGGATCGTTTGAGTAGGTGAAAAGATCCGCAAAAGGAGGAGAAAAGATCGAGAAGCCGATGGAATGGCTTTCTATTTTTTCCCTCGCCACTCGCACGCAATCTCCGTGATGCACGGTCCACCCTTCTCCAGAAAAGGTTTGGATATCTTTCTTTGCTGTGAGCGTTTCGCTTTTTGCGAATCGCAATTCATTTGCTGCTTTTTTCATGTTTTCCTGCATTTTCTTGTGTTGTGAAATTTTTGATTCGATCGCCCTAAGTATCGCCCCCTCTGTTTTTGCCTGAACAATTACCGCATTCACCTCGCGCGTTTGCCCGAACCTGTATGAACGTCTCAGTGCTTGGTAGAAGTCCTCAAACGAATAGCTCAACCCTACAAACGCGACATTCCTGCAGTGCTGCCAGTTCAACCCGAATCCACAAATTGAAGGCTTTGAAATGATGATCCTCGATCTCCCTTCGGAGAAGTCGGCCATCGCCTTAGTTTTGAACTCGTTTGAATGAGATCCGCGCACTTCTACTGCGTCGGGTATTCTTTCCACTAATGCATCCGCTTCGGCGTTCGTGTTGCACCAGACAATCCACGACTCGTCGCTTTGATTAACCAGTGCGGCTAATGCGTCCGCCCTTGCTGGGGTTGTGAGACGCATCTCAGTGTGCATCGTGGTTGCCGATAGTGTTGCTATTCTAAAAAGATCCTCCCCGGTGTCTGTCGACTCGTCCACGTCGACGGTTATCGTTTTCATCCGCAATGGAGGGAGGATGTATCCATCATCAGGAAAACCTATGTCTGAAGGCTTTGAAACGCATGCGGCCCAGCTTGCAAGCCACCTCCAGAACTCACCCTCGGCATGCTTTTTAAGCCTCCAGTCTCCAGTGTTGAACGTGTCGTTTATGAAGTATGTGGCGAGCATCTGGGCAGGCGAACAAACACCAAGGAATTCGGCGTGCTGCCCGAGTTCGGTATAGTCGTTTGGTGAAGGGGTGGCAGTGCATGCGAGCCTATATGGCGTGTTTGAAAACGCCGACGTAAGATCCTGACGTGTTTTCCCGGTGAATGATTTCAGGATTGAACTTTCGTCGAGCACGACTCCAGCAAACGTCTCTGGTTCGAACTTATCCATCTTCTCATAGTTGGTGATCCATATGCCAGGGCCAGTGATTTCTTTGGCATCCTTTGCGATGGATGATGGGATTCCAAATTTCACCGCTTCCCTCTGCGTTTGTGCAGCCACGGCCAAAGGAGTAAGAATCAATACTGACCCCCCAGTGTGCTGGCAAACCTGATGCGCCCACTCAAGTTGCTGCGCAGTTTTCCCAAGTCCGCAATCCTCAAACAGAGCGCATCTTCCTTTTTTGATTGCCCAAGAAACTATTTCTTTCTGCCAATCAAAAAGAGGCGCGGTGAATGGTAATGGATCGAATCCTAGGTTTCTCTGTCTTTTCGTTTTGGCTGAGATGAATTGATCGTAGTCTTGCATGTTTTTTTGGTTTTCAGACATCGCCAGCATTTGCCACATTCCCGGCTCTCGCATGGGAGCCAGGGTATTCCGTCCGTCCATCCTTTCGCGATGGCGAGACGAGCGGCCTCGATTTCCGCCGCGCTGGCAGCGTGGAACCGGGCCTCACAGGTTTCGAGAAACGTCACAGGGTAGGAGAGCACTCGACGTCAAACGGGCGGAGTCCGCATTGCGACTCAAGGCCCTCCGCGATGCTGGCCGCGATGCGCGCCCAGCTGCTCGGCGTTGGCGCCGGAGTCACGAGCCGGACAGTGTCGCCGAGAAGGTTCCGCGTGATCACAAGCGCATCGATTTTCGCAATCCAGTCTCTGGCCTCTGGCACCTCGCCAGCGAGCCATGCGGTGAATGACTTAAACGGTGGTGAGTTCCGACCGACTTCAAATCGTTTCATTTACCAGTAAAGGTTCTCGTTAAGACGGTCCACCTCGCGCCTGTATTCCGGGATTTTCATCAATGCCATATGCATTTTCTCGGGATCGATTTTGTCATTTATCATGATTTGAATCGATTCGATGATTAGTGCCGTCAGCATTTGGGGTTTGGTCATTTTCCAGACTCCCGGTGCCATCCACGATACCAGCCCACAGCCTTCATGCTTGCGATCTGGCCACGGGACTACGTCAACGTCTCCAACCGGCCTTGACCTGTAGTCCGATCTCGGACCATTCCAGCACAGCATGCATCCCTTCAATGGGATCGACTTAAACTCTCTCATTCGCTTCTTCCTCCTTAGTGATCTCATCCAGCACTTCGTACACAACCTCCCCGCACCAGATGCACCGCCGCGCGCCACAGTCGCCATCCCGGCAACCGTGGAGGTCGTGTTTTTCGCACCAGTCGTGCAGGTCGGAGTCTGACATTGAAACTAGGTCAGCGCGCGTCATGGGTTCGGAATGCTTGGTCTGCCGCCCAGTTTGCCAACTGTCGAAGTTCAGGCATTTGCCAAGTTTTGGCGTGAAACTTGGAAATCAGCGTTCGTTGTGTTGCTGTTGTGTATTTGTTTGGAAGCAAGAAAACCTGAACGGCAGATTCACCTGCGTCATCCTCCTCTTCGATTTCGACTACAAAATCTACACGCTCGCAAACAGGGGTGATAGGGGCGCACGAATCAGCCGTTGAGTTCCACCAGTAAAATTCAAAAGGGGCGCACGAGGCGAACATATATTTAAAGTCTGGGAATTGACGTGCCCTGACTCCCTCGGCTGAACCGAAAAAGCTTTTAACTTCAGCGCGCGTCATGCTTCCTCCTTCTGCTCAATTTCCTGAAGCGTCCATCTGGCCTTAGCACTCATTTCGTATGCCATCAGAGCGCTTATTACGCTCTTTACGCCAGCGGCTTTCCAAAACCGAAAGCCTTTGCAACAACTCATCCCGCTCGCGCCTCGCCTCATCCCGCTCGCGTTCAGCTTCAGCCAATCGGGCGCAAAGCCCTTGGTTCACCTTCGCATTTGTCTCGGCACCGCGGTTTGCAGACACAAGCTCCTTTCGCACACGGGTAAGTTCTTCCCGCGCCTCGTCTCGATCCCTCCTCGCCGCGTCTCGCTGCTCTAGGAACCATTCCCAAAGCATCTCAAGCAGAAGGTTAATTTCATCCGTCTCCGGTGTAGGTGTCTCACTCATTTCGAGTCCTCCTTCCGTGCCTTCATCATCGCGGCGGCAAGTTCTCTTGCAGAAGTCACATAGTCGGCAACCTGCTGCTGTGGCATTAGCTTTTGCAAAGCAATTGCCGCAAAAAGCTCTTTCAGAGTCTCTTCCGAAAGCGTGACCTTCATTTCGACCGTCTTGAGAATGTGCATTGGTGCTGCGATTGATGGTGATGCGATGTTGATTTCGTCACTCATTTCACTTCCTCCTTCATTTTCGCCTTCAGCACGCTCAACTCCTCCCATGCTGAATCCCGCTCGCGCCTGGCTTCGTTCACATCTGCTAATGACTGCGACAGCGTGAGGTGAATGTCTGTGTTCCTGCGGATCTGATCGCGAAGAAGCTCCCTGAGCATTTCCACGCATTTCATTATTTCATTCATGTTTTAAAAAGCGCCCCCGGCCCTGAATGGACCGGAGGCTTTGTATGTCATTCCTCTGTTTCTTGATCTTGGTTTTCCCAAACGCGACAGGCTTCGTCGTACTCGCGTTTGACGCGCTTCCGCTCCTTCCAATCGATGTTGTTCCTGAACTGCATGCGGATCTGATCTTTCCAAGATGCGTTCAACCCGCGGGCATCCAGCCAGCGCGTACAGTGGGCGTTTACGAGCGTGAGATCCCGCAGGTCCCACTGGTATTCTATCTGGTCATGCTCAGCCATTGGTCACGCTCTGGATTCCGTCTCGGAACCCCCTCAGGTAGTCACCGTTCGCCTCTCTGGACTCGCGATACGAGATCCGCTCCAGAAGCTCTCTGAGGGCATCTCGGACCTCTGATTTCCCCCAGAATCCAGTGAGGTCGATTGACCGCTGGATCTCCTGCTGCGCTATGCTCTGCGTGCTCATCAGAAGGGGATTTCGTCGCCTTCGTCGGATGGTTTTTGTGCCGCCGCGAACTCGGCTTTCGCGGATGCAACCTGATCCGGTTTCAGGTATTTCCTCACCTTCGTGTATTGCGGGTTCTCCTCATCCGGCCCGATGATCGCCCACATGGGTTTCAGGTCCATACATTGTTCGGATGTTAGGTTGATCCTCTCACCAGTTTGCAGTTTCTTCCCCGCGGCCTCAAGAAACTGGCGCAGCTTGAATGCCGCCTTAGTCGAGAATACGAGAAAGTCTCTAATGGTTCCTCCAGCCTCAGACTGGAGCTTGATCTCGATCATTTCATTTCCTGATTTTGAGACTTTATCAACGGCTTCCACGACTTCAAGGCGATGGACGCCGGGCGTGATGTAGTTGCTTTCTTCGGGGACGATGAACGATGGCATACTATTTCTTTCCTTTTGTCTGGGTGAGCGCGATGGTTCCCTCCCCGCGCTCGATTAGGGAGGCTGGGAGGCTAGGCAGCGCCTCCCGTGCTGTTTTTTCTGACACTGTTTTCGGGAGGAGTTTGACCGGGTTGGATTCCGGGATCGCGAGGAGTTTCTGGACGTCAACGCGCCCGGTTCCTGCCCGAGATTGAATCCGCCAGCCTGGTACCGTCTCCCCGGCCATGATGCGCTTCTTTGCCTCGGCCTTCGCCATCTCGGACCACTCCTCGATGATCCTCGCCCCATTCAAAAACGCGGCCAACCCGTCCGGGGTTGCGATCGCACGCTGGAACCGGTCGGCATCTGGCACCAGCCCGAGTGCTAGATTTGCGCTGGCGGTCACGGCCTCGCACGCCGCGAATTTCGAGCACCAGCTGCAGTACTCGCACACGGTTGGGGATGGGTTCTCTTGGGTCCGCGCCACGACGATCTCACGCACGATCTCCTCGGCTTCATCACGCCGGAACCTATGCTCGCGGATCTCTTTCTGGTCGGCAAAAACGACGACTGCAGTCCATTCAGTCGCATGGAATGTCTCCATGCATGCTACAGCATAGGCTGCCATCTGTTCTCGGTAGTTTCGGATCTCTCCGGTCTTCAGATCGAAGAGGAGATGCATGGACGGACACACGGCGTCCATGGTTCCGGTGATGTCGAGTCCTCCGATTACAGCGCCGACCCTGCAGTCGACTTCGTGCGCGTAGACCTCCTCGAACCCGCATCGATTGCGAACGTAGTCGACTGCCCACTGCGCGATCTCAAGCTCTTCTTGGTCGTGTTCAATTCCGTGTTCAATTCCATGTTCAATTCCGCGTTCAATTCCGCGTTCAATTCGCTCTCGGAAAATCGCGTCAATCCGCGTTCCACGTTCTGCCGCTGCCGATGGCGTTCCGCTGCCCTCGTACTGCGGGCACACTGCCAGTTTTGGAAGGTTGCTTGGCCGGATCATTTCGCCCCTCCAGTTTTTAATGACTTCGACGCCCTCTTTATCTTCAAAAGGACAGATGGCAGCGACTCGGCAATTTCAAGCACATTTTCCTCTGAAAAAACAATGAATGCTGAACCTCTGTCCTCGTACATATACCGAATTTTGTCGATGTTCACCAAAGTGATTCCGCTGTCCCAGCATTTGACTTCAATTAATATCATTTCAGTACCCCTCCTTTCACGGCTTCGAGAAACCTATCAGCACTCGCGAGGATCTGTTCCACGCGCCCCGGCCCCAAGTCGCGGTACGTCTGCCCCTCTTCGATCCATTTCCGCCGGACAAGGTATGCATTCCCCTCCTCCTCGATCCCGGCCATGACCAGATCGAGCAGATGTCCCGAGGTCGCAAGAACCGGCGCCACAGGCGCGAAAAT